CAGGCTGTATCCATCACCTGCTCTACCACCCGTGCCAGAGTGTGCAGCGTTTGCGGAACCATTGTATGTTCTTCCCCACTGTCCTGGTTGAATTTTAAATGTTGTACCTGATGCAGGATTGCCATATGTTGCTGTGAAAACTTTACCAGCACCACCTTCACCAGCAGCACCACAACCATTGCCACCATAGTTACCACAGTTTCTGCCACCACCACCTGCTAGTGTCCATGATAGACCAATGATACCATAGTTAGAGTTAGATGGTGTTAACGTCCAGGTTTGGTCAGTGCCACCACCATAGGTAAAATTATATGTTGCTGTATTGACATTGGTAACAGGACGTGATCTACCCTGTGTGCCGTTCTTACCAGTTAAGTTTGTACCTGCTGCACCCTCTGCTCCATCAGGAACAACGCCAGTATCTCCACCTGATGCTGTTATATTTTTATTCCAATATGGACCATCACCACCGTCTCCGCCATTACCACCACTACCTGCACCATTTTGCACAATGACAACATCACCAGATATAGAACCAGAGATAGATTGGGATCCTGCAGAACCACCATTTCCACCTGAAGTGCTACTAGCAGCACCGCCACCTTGACCACCACCAGCAGTCATGTTTAGTACGCTACCACCAGAAATAGTAATACTTGATCCACCGCCACTATTTCCACCAGTAGAATATGATGCACCAGAACCACCAGCACCAACTAGCGTGATAGTTGCCTGATCAACATCAGATGGCACACCAGTATTATAGTTTCCTGGTGAAGTAAATTCAACAGTAGATGTAGCATAAATTGGAACACCATCAGTTGTAATAGTTCTACCACCAATCAAACTGACAGTAGTGAATTTTTTCATTTCTGGTGTACCATAACTGGTAATCTCTACATAAGATCCAGCACCAGCACCACCAGATGCATAGTAGAAGTTTGGTTCTTTGATAGATCCAGAGTTTTGATCACCACCACTCCAGTTGTAAATATCATATGTACCAACACTATTGTCTAGAATTGGTGCTTTAGATAGAACGTGAGTATGGTTATATGCAATACCACCAGGAGGTAAGAAACTATTAACTTTACCCGTAGATGGTTTGTATGATATCACATACCTATCACCCGATACTGCCTGTGGAGATGGTGTATCTTGTGGTGCCTCAGAGTGTAGCAAGAAGTGAGAGTGCTGTGGAGCACCAGCAATTTTTTTCTCTTGTAATTCTACACTAATTACCTGACCACCAATGATAGATGCTTCAATAGTATCAACAACATCACTATATCCTGTTGTACTGATGTTACCCAGAGAGAACTGATCCTTCTGGGTCTGTTTATCCATGTACCAGTTACCATCAATGGTATTGATACCTACACCCAGTTCAGAGTTACCAACGTTTGGTGTGTTAGTACCATAAACAGGACCATTACCTACAATTCTCTTTGCCTTAAGATCAGGAACTTTGAACGTTCCCATGTTAGTATCTGGCCAATACTCATATACATTATTTTTGTTGATAGATTGGATCTGTCCAACAGTAGGGTTTATCCTAATTGCATATGTTGGCGTCGTACCACCATTTGAAGATGAGAAAGTAACTGTTGGTGGATTTTCTGGATCATATCCTTTTCCTGGGTTTGTTACTTCCACACCAGTAACGACACCATTAACTACAGTTGCAGTAGCAGTTGCTTGTACTGGAGTAACACCCTCATATACTTGATTAGCACCGCTAGGTGGGGCACTGATAGCAACAGTTACAGTTGCTCCCCATCCAGCACCACCGCTGATAATATCAATTCCATCACTAGCAGTACCACCATAATCATTACCGATTGCTGTGTACAGAGCAGGATAGTCATGAATATAATACTCTGAACCATCGCAATAGATGTATCCTTCGTATTGAAATTCTGGATTATCTTCTGGTGCTGCGTCTCCAGAAACCTCAGTATATGCTGTGGTGCCGCCACCTAGACTAGGAACAATAGCGGGCACAAAAGAGTGATCATAAGATCCCTCAACTGATTTCAATGTCTGAATAATAGTACCAATTCCCTGACTATCAGGAAACTTGTCAGTATAGTAGACTTCACGTCTGTTTCTGTATTTTGGATTACTTGCAACCATCGTCTTTAATACTTAATTAGATATTCCATAATGATGTAAGGACTGGTAACCTGATCAAGTGAAGCAACTTGACTGGTTTGCAGTGTCAATGTCGTCTGCAGATTATCAGGTGACAATAGGAAACCATTTGTCTTAATTTTATATGTATGTGTTCCTTGGGTCAGTAGAATTTTGTGCGAGTGAATAGTGGGATCACCATCATTCTGTACTAGTTCATCGATTTCAGTGAATACATTATTAACTTGAGGATATGACTGTTGAGTTTTTGATGCTGTGTTGCTGTTAAGTGGAACAACGTCAGATAGACTGTTACCAGCAGCGTCAACAGGAACACCAGTTGCACCAGTAACATAGGTAGCAGGAACTTGTCCAGTATCATTGTAGTTACCAGAATCTAGTTGGTTACAAGTACCAAGTCCAAGACCAAAACTAACAAAGTTTGGTGGTGCAGCAAAATCAACATCTTCCATACTAAAATCAGTTGCCTGTGTTAATAGACATTGATATCTTAGGGAGTTTAGACCAGCAGAACCCCTCAAGTCATAACAAGTGTTAGACCAAACAACCTCAAAAGTTGCGCTGCTTTGAACTGGTTGAGATTTTGCTACCTGACCAGATGCAATCGCCCAACATGGGGGTTGGTTTGTACCAGCACCCTCAGTGCTACCACCATTAGGATATTGTGTATTATCCATCCATCCCTGAATAGGAATAGTTGTAGCATTGAAACGTGATCCAATACCCTGAGATCTTGCTTCTGTACCCTCGTTGGTGGTTTTAATTCTCAATCTATTTGTAGTCGAGAAGTGCATGTGAGAGTGTAGTGCGAGACTATCTACTGCTTCACTGTCAGTAAATCCACTATTGTTTGTACCTTTTGACCATGATGGTTTACCTTTCAATGCAATCTCTTGTGACGGTACATTGAAAGTACCAGAATAACTTAGGTTGATGACAGTTGTGTTGCCAGTAGTTGCACCCGCAGTTGGTGTGGAGATAATACCCATACCAGATCTGCGTCTTTCAACCTCATTCTGATCTTCAGTTACAATATTGATGTATGTACCAGCAGCAGCACCTGTAGTTGGTTTAGGATATTTGGAACCTAGATCAGGAACAATAAACTCATCATCATCTACAGTGTCAATAGGATCATTATTAATGTCACGCCTAATAAACTTAGATGCACTCCCAACGCCAAGTATTTCAGCGAGTTGGGGATAGTCTTCTGCTTTGTAGATTGTTCCATCACACTTTAAATATCCAGCGGGCAACACATTGATATTATCTTCTGCGTTAGGATTATTACTGGTTAATTCAACTGGCCAAGTGATAATACTACCTGTACCAGACCCATATTTTGATCTTTCTCTTGAATAGTGTGCAGGCATTAGAACGCTTTAATAAGGAACGTAACAACTAGCGCAGGCATTGAAACCTCAGCAATAATATTTAGGGCATCATTGATATTTTCGGGCGATACAGTGCCCAAACTGATGTCATTCACAGCAAATACTGTAGGTGCTGCTAGAGATCCTTTACTTTGGATCATTTCAAAACTACCGTGATTGTGACCCAAGAAAGTAGAACTATTTGGATCTAACTGAGCAGTAATATTATTTGTAGTTGTTGGATATGTTCCGTGCTTAAAGCTAAGAGTTTGGTTTGTTAATTGTGCAGAATTAACTGTTGGTTGTGATAGATCTAGACTATAAACATAATTAGCAGATGATGATCCTTCTCTACTGATAGCAACAATTTGTGTACCAGGAGCAAGAACAGCATCCAAATATACGTACATGAAGGGTACAACTTCATCTAGTTCATATGCAGTACCAATGTTAGCACCTGCAGGTAGATCAATAGAACTAGAAGTAGGTGGAATAGTTACACCAGTAACAGTAAATGCTGCTGATGTGTCAGGATCATAATTTGTAACTGGACCAAAATAGTTTCTTCTGTTTGCAACTGTTAGTGGTTTAGGGAACATACCACTCCAAGCAGGTTGTGCGTGTGTTTTGACTGGATCAGTAACCTGATAAGTTGCAGTATATGCACTACCATTAAACTGGTATTCTAGATTATTTGCTTTAACTAGACCAGATGGGTGTGATTGTGTAGGTGGCCATGATGCTGCAGGAACTTGAGACCAATAAGTAGATCCTTCAAAGTTATAAAATCTATCTGTTTGTGGTAGTGTAAACTCATGCTGTTCATCACCATAAAGTGTAATTGAGTTCCTACCTTGCTGCCACGATGGTGCTGTAGTAGCGTTACTCAACGAACATTCTGAATAACCAAAGTCAGTAACACAGTTACCAGTTTGACCACCACCAGTACTAATACCAGATGGTTCAAATGGTTGTGGACCAGCAAATTGTGCTGCTGTTCTACTATATGTTCCTGGGTGTGAGTGACCAGGAGTATGGTTGATACCCAGTTTTCTGTTGATAGTGTAAACTGTTGTACTGAAGTCTGGTGGTGCAATAGTAATATTAGTAAACTTACCGTTCATCACCAATGATGGATCAACAGTAAAGTCAATATCACAGTTAGCATTGATTGTAATAGGAATAGGAGAATTCAAACTAATGCTACCAAAACCACCAACCAATGCTTCATCAGTATATGTGTCAGACACCAATACATTGTATGCATCTGTCTGACCGTATTGATATTCTGTTTGTAATAGATACTCAGGTTCCAAATCAATTGGCATCTGAAGTGTCATATTTGGTACGCGAAATTTTCCCTCATATTCAGGAAATTGTCCCGTAAATGCATCATCAGCACCATATGTGTCACCAATAACTGATGCCAACAATGGATATCGTGATGCGTCTTGTAGTCTGCCATCGCAGACAATCCATCCTTGGGGGATGTTAGACAGGGAGAAACCTGTATTACCATCCCCCGACCAGGGCATGATAGTGCCAATTTTGGCACTTTTCATGAACTTGACTATACCGTATCTTACTGCCATTTGTTTCTTAGAGTTCTACGATCCACCAACCGCGTAGGTCTGTTGGAATTTCGGATGCATTTGGATCACCCTCAGCATCACTCACACCAACATAGACTAGACCGAAGGATGCATTTCTTGTTTGAACGATCATTTCACCACTGCTCCAAGCAAGTGCAGATGGACCCGCAGATCCTGCTTGTGCCTTAGTACCAGTGGTATCACCTTGGATTGCAACCGCAGTTGTACCGATTGGTAGAGCACGAATAATGAGGCTAGCAGCATAAGATAGGTTGCTGCTGATATCGATAAATCTAATCATGTCGCCCGTCTTAGCATCGTTAGGTAGATAAACAACCATGTTGCCGCTAGAAGATGGGTTGCAGAGATAGTTACCGTTTGGAGTTAGTGGGTTGGAAACAACCTGACCGAAACCAGTAGTGGATGCTGCTAGATATGTCCAGCGTCTGCCACCATTAGCATTGAAGTATCTGCTGATACCAAAGGCATCAATAGATCCATCTTGATACATGATGAAGTCCTTTGGACCAGAGCCAGTGTTACCAGCAGATCCTAGGTTATCTATATGTAGGACTGAAGAAGCACTGCTTGCACTCTGAAGGATCTGACCCTTAATGTAGAGGCTTTCACCCATGTCAACGGATCCGTCCGACTTATCAACGTCGAACATCAATTCATTGGTGCAGGTTCCATTCTCTTGACAAGTCTGCTTATATACTCTCAGACTACCGTATACATCTGCTCTACCGTTGATGTACATTCCTGCTCTACCAGTAACTGGGTCAAGAATTGCACCATCACCTGGGTGACCATCATCGTTAGCAACACCAAAGATTAGGGTCTTGCTATCTGTACCGTAAATTCTGAGGTTACCAGCGTTGATGTTAAGATCATCGTTGATAGTTAGTTTACCACCACCAAAGTATCTTCTAATACCCTTTTCAGGTTGGGTAGTATCATTGGTATCTCTGATACTCTTAGGCATCTTGACACCGAAGTTAGGATCAACAGTACCGTCAATACTATCTG